GTGAATATATATAGCGGCGGTTCAGGAAACCCAGCGGAGCCTGGTGCGGCCTGGTGTGGGCATGTCGTAGCAGGCGATTTGCACGGCTCCAGCCGCAGCGTAGACCGCGTCCACGTGTCCGCCTTGCTGCCCTCGGCGGGTGAACCGGAACCCGTCCCCGGAGGCGAGCTTCTGCGCCCCGGAAACTTGCGCGTCCAGGAGTGGTTCGCTGGCGTGGATGAGTTGCCGTGCCCTGGCGAGGTCGGCGAGTCCCATGCACGCTTCGACGGCCTTGCTGCCGCTGATTTCCTGGTTCCCTGCGTGCTGGCGGAGGATCGGCGCGAACGCTGCCCCGGGACCGGTGGGGTACCAGCCGATTTTGATGGGCTTGACGGCTTCGAGGAGTCCGGGGAGTTCGCGGCGTGCTTCTTCGGTGCTGTTCCACGCCCCAGCGACTTGGAGGCGGACACGGTCGTCGTCCATTTTCGCGGCGATCACCAGGGTGGCGTGCTTCCCGTCGAGTGACACGTCGAAGCAGGCGGCTAGGCGGTCTTTGGCGGGTTCGGTGCTTCCGCTGGGGTCGGCGCAGTCTTTCCACGCGGCGAAGTCGATGGCGTTGTCAAGCTGGTCCACTTGCTGGCAGAGGACTTCGGTGCGGTACACCCCGGGTGGGTCGGTGCCGAGGGATGACATGACAGCCCGTGGTGACAGGACGTGGCCGAGCCCGGGGTTCGCTTGGCGGATGGCGTCCCAGTCGTCGAGTTCACATCCGTCTGGTGCGGAGTATTCGAACAGGCCGATGGAGTCGTCAACGCCGGACTTGGCGCGTTCCATGAGCTGGTGGAGGACAACGGATTCCATGTCGCCCTGGTTGGACATGGCCCAGAGCTGCCCTTTGGGCCTGGCGCTGGTTGTCTTCGAGATGGCGCCCCAGGCCCGCCAGTCGTGCTGTTCCCGGAGTTCGTCAATGTTCGCTTCGTCGTAGGACCCGCCCCGGGCTGCTTTCCCGTTGGAGGCGCTGATGAGGTACCGGGCGCCGTTCTTCAGCCGGAACCATTCGTCACCGTTGAGGGTCCTAGTGCGGTCGTATTCGGCGTGGAGGTCGCGGCAGTTGTGGATGGTCTCCTGGCACATGTTCCACTGTTCGCGTGCGCGGGAGACGTCCTGCGCGGTGCCGAGGATGAGGCGTGCGCCGTCCATGTACAGCCGCCAGAGGCTGATGGTGCGCTTCAGGCTCGACTTGCCGTTCTGCCTCGCGACGACAACGAGCACGACGCGAAACCGGTAGGTGCCGTCAGGGAGCAGTTCCATGGCGTGGATAGCGGTCCATCGCTGCCACGGTAGGAGCGGTTCACCGATGAGTTCCGCGAAGTCAGCTACCTCATATCCACGCGATGTACGCCTGTTAAGGGGTCGAAGCGGCGGCGTCCAGATCCGCGGCTCGGTTTTGCCGAGGAGCTTCTTAGTCACTCCTGACTGCCCTGAGTTTGGCGAGCCCGGTGGGTGCTTGCTGGGTGGGGTCGTCCTTCATGCGTGCGCGTGATGCGGGTGTGGCTCCGAGGGCTTCGAGGACGGTAAGCAACCGGGGGCCGAGTTTGGCGAGTATGGCGGGATCGTCCTGGTTACGGGAAATGGCCGCGGCGTATTGGATGGCAAGCCGTGCGGCGAGGGAATCCGCGGGTCCTAGGTTGAGTGCTTCGAGGTTTTCCCGGGCGCTGTAGGACAGCAGTTCTTTCGCGTCACGTAGAGTCGCCATCTGTCATACCACCCCAGGTCAGCCTGCATGTTAGCGGCACTTACAACATGCTACTCTGACGGTGTGGCAGCTCTTTCGGCACCAAACTCCCGGTCTCTTCTGGGTGATGTGCTGAACTCGAAGGCACTCGCAGTCGTCATTTCGACAGTTCTCACGGTTCTTGGCCGCAATTTGCTTGTCCTGGTGGCCCTGGCCGCGTTCTGCATCGGTGCGTGGACCTCTAACCCGGTAGCCGGGTGGATGGTCACGGGTGCGTCGCTGCTCATTCTTGACTTCAAGCTGCGGGGCTGAACATGGGTTCTCTGGTCGGCGACTTGGTGCGCTCGATCAGGGGAGCAACCACCAATCCCCCGGTTCCGTACGCGCCAGCCGGCCGGTATGGACTGAAGACGCAGGTTCTCCTCGGCGGAAACAACTCCCGCGAAATGCTGATGCGTGCCATGTCGGTGAACCCGACGGTGTACGCGGTGGTGGATGTCATCACCCGCGCTGTTGCGAAGCCGCAGTGGAAGCTGTACCGGAAGAACCCCGTGGACGGCAGGGTCCGGTACACAACCTCCGATGAGGGACCGGACAACCGCACCGAGGTGATCCAGCATCAGGCGCTGAAGGTGTGGAACAGCCCGAACCCGTTTTACACGAACACGCAGTTCATCCGAGCCCAGCAGCAGCACCGTGAACTGGCCGGTGAGGCGTACTGGCTGATCGACTACGGCACCGGGACCATTCCGCTGGGTTTGTGGCCGGTTCGCCCTGACCGGATGGAACCGATCCCCGGCACCGACTCGTTCCTGGCGGGTTACATCTACACCGGCCCTGATGGTCAGCAGATCCCGTTCAAGCCCGCCGAAGTGATCATGCTGAAGGACCCGGACCCCCGTGACCCGTATCACGGCCTGGGGCCGGTGCAGTCGGTGCTGGTGGACATCGACGCCGACACGTACGCGTCGAACTACAACCGGAACTTCTTCCTCAACGGCGCGCAGCCCGGGGGGATGATCACCACCCCCAACGAGCTGTCCGACGGCGAGTTCGACCAACTGGTCAACCAGTTCCGTGAAACCCACCAGGGCGTCAGCAGGGCACACCGGGTTGGGGTTCTGGAGAACGGCGCGACGTGGACGCCGAACGCGATCACCCAGCGTGACATGGACTTCGCGAACCTGCGCACCGTGTCACGGGACATGACGAAGCTGGCGTGGGGTGTCCATTCGCACATCCTCGGCATCAGCGAAGACGTCAACCGGGCGAACGCGATCACCGCCGAGGAAATCTTCCAGGACTCCAAGGTTGTGCCCCGGCTCGATGACATCAAGGACGTTCTGAACAACCAGTTCCTGGCTTTGTTCGGTTCGACCGGTGAGGGTGTCGAGTTCGACTACATCGACCCCCGCCCGGTGAACCGTGAAGCGGACGCGAAGGAACTCATTTCCAAGGCACAAGCTGCCCTGTTCTTGGTGCAGGGCGGTTACACCCCCGAATCCGCCGCGTACGTGGTTGGTCTTGGCGGTCTCGAAGCCGGGATGACACCCGAGGAACAGAACGACAACCCCGGCCTGGACCCGGCTGGTGATGGTGTCACCGCCGACCAGCTTGACCGGATGCGTACCGCTCTGATGAACCGCGCCCGGATGGGGGCACTGCTGTGAAGCCCGAATACTGGCGGACCTCCCGGCGTGTGATGAACCTGCGCCAGGGCCGCACCGACTGGTACCGGATCGTCAACAAAGCCGACGCCCCCGCCGAGGTGATGATTTACGACGAGATCGGTTATGTCGGTGTCACCGCGCAGGACTTCATCAAGGACTTGGCCGCGATCAACGGGCCGATTGACCTGCATTTGAACACCCCTGGCGGTGAAGTGTTCGACGGCATGGCGATCTACAACTACCTCGCCCAGCGCGGCGGCGTCACCGTGTACATCGACTCTTTGGCCGCGTCCATCGGGTCGGTTATCGCGATGGCCGGTGACCCGGTGATTATCGCGAAGACCGGCCAGATGATGATTCACGACGGTTTCGGCATGGCGATTGGTAACGCCGCGGACATGCGGGAACTCGCCGACCTGCTCGACAAGACCAGCAACAACATCGCCCAGGTGTACGCCGACCGCACCGGTAAGCCCGCTGGCGAGTGGCGGGACCTGATGCGTGCTGAGACGTGGTTCTCCGCGCAGGAAACCGTAGACGCCGGGCTGGCCGACCGAATCCAGGGCCAGCAGCGAGCCGACCCGCGTAACGACTGGGACCTGTCGATTTTCACCAGCCAGCCCGGTGCGAAGAAGAAGAACAAGAAGCAGAAGAACGCCTCCTACGACGACTCGCCGTGGGATGGGAACGCCGCGATGGCCGGGTGTTCTTCCGCTGCTGATTTCCGGGCTATCTGCGCTGGTGAGCATTCCGCTGGTTCCCCCGATGAGCGGCAGCACTGGGCTTTGCCGCACCACAAGTCCCCCGGTGCCCAGCCGAACCGCGCCGGTGTGGACAACGCCCTATCCAGGCTCCCGCAAACGGAAGACCTGACGAACCGCAGCGCCGCCGAAGACCACTTGAAGGCACATCAGAAGCTCTGGTCCGACGGGACCAGCAACCACGGGGACTGGAGCCCCACAGATTTCCTAGCGGCATATGAGGAGGCCGTAAAGTGACCGCAATCCCGCAGACTGCCGCTGAGCTGGAAGAAGTGCTCAACGACCCCAAGCAGGTCGGGCAGATTTTCGCCAAGAAGGGCACCCGGGACGAGTTCCTGAAGGCGTACGCCGAGAAGGTCCACGGGTCGGACCCGAACCTGTCCGCCCAGGTGAAGGAGCAGCTCCAAATGGGGCTCGCTGACCTGATGGGCACCAAGGGCACGCCGAAGGTGGACCTGTCGGCGAACGGCCGGCCGGAAGTCGCTGGCATGGCCCAGTCCAATGACCCCTACTTCAAGATCCGCCGGAACGGTCTGTACAACAAGGCCGCGATGGGCAGCGGTGAGATCGACACCCTGTTCAACTCGCAGTCGGATTACTTCCGCGCGCTGGCCTTGCAGGGTGGTTCGATCAACCGGCTGTCCAACGGTGTGGACCTGCTGAAGCGCCTCGACCGTGTCGCTGAACTTCAGAACACTTACGGCACCGACGCCCCGTCCGACGGTGGGTTCCTCATCCCCGAGGTTCTCCGGTCGGACCTGCTGATGATCGCCCTGGAGTCGGCTGTGATCCGCCCCCGGGCGACGGTCATCCCGATGGGTGTGCAGCGGGTCGGTATCCCCGCCGTGGACGCCACGTCGAACGTGACCACGGTGTTCGGTGGTATCCAGACCTACTGGGTGGATGAGGCCACCGCGCCCACTGAGTCGTCCGGTAAGTTCCAGCAGGTTTGGCTCGACGCGAAGAAGCTGATGGCCTACCTGACCGCCCCGAACGAGCTGATCGCCGACGCGAACGCTTTCGGTGCGTACCTGGAAGCGACCCTCCCGCAGGCCATCGCCTTCGAAGAGGACTACCGGTTCATGCAGGGCAACGGTTCCGGTCAGCCGCTCGGTTACGTGAACTGCAACGCCGCTGTCACCGCCACTGCGGTGTCCGGTCAGGGTGCGAACACGATCGTGGTGGACAACCTGGCTGCGATGTACGCGCGGCTGTTCCCGTCTTCGATGGGCCGCGCTATCTGGGTCGCGTCGATTGACACGTTCCCGCAGCTCGCCACGATGGCCGTGTCGGGTGCGGTGGGCAACTCCAACCCGGTGTGGTTCACCGCGAACGCCCCCGGCGTCCCCGGCATCGTCAACGCACCCCCGGTCAGCATTTACGGCCGGCCGGTGTACTTCACGGAGAAGCACCCGACTTTGGGTACCGCCGGCGACATCATGCTCATCGACCCGTCGTTCTACCTGGTCGGTGACCGGCAGGCCATGGAAGTCAGCGCTTCGCCGCACTTCCTGTTCTCCACCGACAAGACCGCCTACCGGGTGGTTGAGCGTGTGGACGGCCGGCCGTGGCTTCAGTCGGCGATCACCCCGAAGAACGGCGGCAACACGCTGTCCGCATTCGTGGAACTGTCCGGTACCCGTACCTGATCAATAACCATGCCGGGGTCAGATCCGGCAGGAAGGAAACGCCATGTCGGCAAGGCAGGGCCTAGGTGACCTGTTCAACGCAGCCACCTCGGCCACGACCAGCAAGGTTCGCGTGAACCTGAAGAACGCAACCGGCGTCACGATCTTTCTGATCGGCGCGACGTCGGGTGCGGCGACCATCAACGAATGCAACGCGGCTAGCGGCGGCACCGAGCAGCTTGTCGGTGGCGGCGGGTCCGGTGTCGCGCTTCAGTACTTCACGCAGAACAACGGCGTGTGGACTGCGGCGACCGGTTCCGGTTCGCAGGTGACTGCGGCTACGGGCGGGTTGCTGTCGGTGTACATTCCGGCGGTTTTGCTGGCTTCCGGGTTCACGTACGTGGACGCCTCCCACTCTGCTGGGTCGTTTGTGTATGTGCTGCACGGTCTCCAGTCGAAGCGTTACCCGCCGAACTTCCCGGATGTGAGGGCCTGACAAATGCCTGTTAACTCTCCGAGGAGCAACACCGACAACGTTCAGGAACGGAACGCTGCGGCTGGCTGGCAGACGTCCCGCGCTGAAACCGCATCGGGGAACAACCCGCTGGCCACGACGAACATTTTCGTGGTGACCGGTGGGCGTATCCTCCTGCGCGGCCTGGTGGCCCAGATCACCACGGCGGTGCAGGCCACCGCCACCACGGTGAAGTTCACGTCCGCCCCGGCGACGGGGACGGCGACGGACCTGTCCGGGTCCACCACGGACTTGACCGGTGCGGAAATCGGTTCCCTGTACGGGCTGGCCAGCGCCGGTCCCGGGACGTCCAACCAGGTGCAGCTTGTGAAGTCCGGTTACCTGGTGCTGCCGAGCACGCAGCTTGCGGTGGTCCCGCCTGGAACGGTCAGCGTCACCTACGGCGGCACCGCCGCCACGGGTGCGGCGAAGTACGACATTTTGTACTCGGCGCTGGACGCTGGTGCGCGGGTCACTCCGGTCGCCTGACATGTCCTTCTACCAGCTCCTCGATTTGGCTGAGGCGAACCGGCAGGTGCAGGCGTATTACCTGTCCACCCCGCCGGTCGCCTGCCCCAACGATGGGACGCCGCTCGACATCGGCCCCCACGGGGAGCTGTTCTGCAAGTTCGACGGGTGGCAGTACCCGAGGGATTGGATCGCCCCGGGGGTGTTCTCCCAGTAAAACGCCTGGGGCCGCACCGCCGTCAGCCCGTGCGGCCCCAGGACACAACTTGATACCCCACCTGCCGCGATGCGGCTGAGGCAGAAAGCGACCTCGAAGGAACGGGAATGGCAATTTCCACTCCGTGTTACTGCACGCGGACGGACGTTAAGTCCGCCCTGGACGTGCAGCAGACCGCACGTAACGACACGCAGATCGACCGTGCGATGGAAGCTGCCGCCCGTGACATCGACGGTCTTATGCACCGCCGGTTCTTCCCAATGGACGACACCCGGTACAAGGACTGGCCGAACTACCAGCGGACCTACCCGTGGAAGCTGTACCTCGACGCTGACGAACTGGCTTTGCCGCCGACGTCGGTGACTTCCGGTGGGACGAACATCACCAGCAACATTTTCTCCGAGCCCATCAACCTCGCCCCGCCGTACATGTGGCTGGAAATCGACCGGTCTTCGTCGGCGTCGTTTGGCCTGGCGTCCACCCCGCAGCGGGCCATTGTGATCACTGGCACGTTCGGGTACTCGGCTCTCACCGAAACTGCTGGTGCCCTGGCCGCGAACATGTCCGACACTGTGGGCACGTCGGCGACGGTGACGGATTCGTCGCTGGTGGACGTCGGCCACACCATCCTCATCGACTCCGAGCGGATGCTGGTCACCGACCGTGCCATGACTCAGGCGGGGACGCTGACCTTGTCCGGCACCGGGGTGACGACCGCGTTCAACTCCGACAACACTCTCGCGGTTGGTGGCGCTGGCACCCTGCACGTCGGTGAAACCATCCTGATCGACGCCGAACGCATGGTGGTCGTGGACACCTCCGGCAGCAGCTACATCGTGGACCGTGCCCGCGACGGGTCGGTGCTCGCCACCCACACCGCTGGTGCCACGATCAGCGCGCTGCGGCTGCTCACCGTCATGAGGGGCGCCCTCGGCACCACCGCCGCTACGCACACCAACACCACAGCGGTCAGCAAGTACAAGCCGCCGAAGCTCATCACCGAACTGGCTGTCGCCGAATCTTTGAACAACGTCACGCAGGAAGGCGCTGGTTACGCCCGGACCATCGGCGAAGGACCGGCGTTGCAACCAATTTCCGGTGCTGGCCTGGCGGACATCCGCAAGCGTGCGTGGCGGGCTCATGGGCGCAAGTCCCGGCAGCGGGTGATCTGAATGGGTGATTTCAGGGTCACTGTGAATGTCACCGAAGCCGGGCCACTGCTGAACGGCACCGCCCCGGAGGTCATCCGGGTGTGGATGGATGACGTGAAGCAGGACATCGCCCAGGCCGGTGTGAACAACCTGCGCGGGTTTGTGATGGACAAGACCGGCCGCGCCACTGGGCATTACCAGTCGCAGATCGTCACTTCCACTTTGATGCCGTTCAACGATGTCCGTATCCACGACCCGGTGGTGTACGGGCCGTGGCTGGAAGGCACGTCCGAGCGGAACCGTTCAACCCGGTTCAAGGGATACCGGTTGTGGCGGAAGACCGCGCAGCGGTTGCAGGACGACGCGCCGAAGATCGCCGAGGCGAAGCTGCCTGACCTGGCGAACCGGCTGGGAGGCAGTGGATGACTTTCAACACTGCCGCGGTGAACACCATGTTCGACCAGCTCACCAGCCACGCCGCGAGTCTGGGCCTGTTCGACTTCAAGGTCGCGACCCACGAGCCGAAGAACGCCCCCGGGAACGGGTTGTGGTGCGCGATGTGGGTGCAGCGGGGCGGCCCTTCACCGCGTGTCTCAGGACTGACTGCGACGTCTGGGCGGATCGAGGTCACCGCCCGGGTGGGTGCGAACTTCATTCAGAAGCCCGAAGACGGCATCGACCCGAACGTCCTGTCGGCGGTGTCGATTCTGGTAGGCGAATACTCCGGTCATTTCACCCTGGGCGGTAACGCCATCGAAGTGGATCTCCTCGGCGACCAGGGCACTCCGCTGTCCTTCCAGGCTGGTTACGTGCAGCTTCAGGACCGGCTGTACCGGGTCATGGACATCACCATTCCCGTGATCATCGACAACATGTGGACGCAAAGTGCCTAACTCGACTGAGTACCAGCGGGAGTACATGCGGCGGTGGCGTGCCGCGAATCCCGAGCGCGCCAGGGAACTGCGCCGGGAAGGCACCAGGCGTCATGGTGCCCGCTGGTACGCGGAGCGCCGGGCAAAGTTCGACGCCCTGAAGAACGGTCCCTGTACTGACTGTGGCGGCACTTTCCCGCCTTATGTCATGCAGTGGGATCACCGTGACAGTAGCCAGAAGGAGTTCACCATAGGCCAGACGACCACTCTGGCCTGGGAGCGGTATCTAGCTGAGATCGCCAAGTGTGACCTGGTGTGCGCCAACTGCCATGCGATCAGAACTCACGAACGACACAGGACTCAGGCGGCATAGATGAGCAAGCAATCTGGCCTCGGCGATAACTTCTACCTGACTGGGGTGGACATTTCCGGGGACACGGCGTCCCTGTCGTCCATCCACGGCGGCACCGCCACGCAGCAGGACGTCACCGACATCACCCAGTCCGGTGTCGCACGGCTGGGCCTGGAACGTGACGGCGGGATGAGCTTCGGCGTGTACTTCGACGCCACTGGTGCGCACCCGTCCCTGTCGGCGCTGCCCACCACGGATGTGGTCGCTTCCTACTTCCGGGGGGCCACGGTGGGGAACGCGGCTGCGTCGCTGGTGTCGAAGCAGATCAACTACGACTGGACCCGTGGGCAGGACGGTTCCCTGCTTGGGTCGGTGGATTTGCAGGCGAACGGGTTCGGCCTGGAATGGGGGACGCAGCTCACCGCTGGGAAGCGCACCGATTCCGGTGCGACGGTTGGTTCGTTCTTCGACAACACCGCCGGGTTCAACTTCGGTGCGCAGGCGTACGTGCAGTTGTTCGCGTTCTCCGGTACGAGCGTCACCATCGACATTCAGTCGGCGACCACGTCGGGTGGTTCGTACACGACCACGGGCCTGACCACGTCGGCGCTTACGTCCGCGCCGCAGGCGGTGCGGTTGTCGGTGGCGAACAACACGACGATCAACGAGTTCCTGAAGGTGGTTACGACCGGCACGTTCAGCAACGCCGTGTTCGCGGTGATGATCAACGTCAACCC